TAATAATGCTATAATTGCTTTACCTAGAAAAAGGAGTATATCCATGTCATTTGATACATTAAAAGTATCCGAATTAAAAAAGGTCGCTGAGGATTTCGGCGTTGAAACACAAGGACTAAAGAACAAGACAGACGTAATAGCAGCATTAACTGAAGAAGGCGTAACTTGGTCTGTATATCAAAAAACACTAAAAAGTATTGAAGATGTAAAAGACGAAGACAAGATTGAAGTCATTCCAAAGTTTGACCCAAACAAGGTTCAAAGCCCAGACACGGTTCTTGTTAGAATGACAAGAGCAAACTTTAGATATGATATTCAAGGTCACACATTTACAAAAGAGCACCCGTTTGTTGCTATGACATCAAGCCAAGCTCAAAGTATCTTTGACGTAGAAGACGATGAAGGATTTAGAGTAGCAACGCCAAAGGAAGCTCAAGACTTCTACAACTAAAGTAATACGAGGAGATATAAATGGAGATCTTAGTAGGAACCAACTCACCAATTTCACATCAAGTATTTTGGAAGGGTGAAGTTATAGACTCCGATGCTATTCCTTCTGTAAAGATTTATGACACAACAGAAGACCCAGCAATTTCTCCAGCTATTAACCCCTCTACCCTAATTACAACTTTGACGTCAGAAAAAGATGAAACAAATATTGGGCTATACAATGTATATCTTCCACTAAGCATTACAAACCGCAATAAGACTCTTAAACTTGTTTGGGAATATAATATAAGCGGATCTGCAGTTTCATCAACACACGACGTATTTGTTGTTACGCCTTATGCTAATTTTAGCCAGGCTTCGCTATATTTAGGAACAAGCACTGACCCATCAGACCCTATGTATAAATCGTTTAAAGATTTAAAAATGGCAGAAAGATATGCACGTAAAAAAATAGAGAATTATACGCTGCAAAACTTTTTTCTTTATGATGACATACATACTGTTTATGGATCGGGATCAGACGTCCTTCCTCTTCCAACAAAGATAAACGAACTTCATGAGCTTTATATAAATGATATTCTCTTGTATGATGGAATTAATAATATAAATAATTGGGGATATGACGTCCAGATTTCAGAAACTGGATACGGTATTAGAATTAATCGTGCAGGCATGATTGATAATACTGTTTACACTGCTAACGGCATGGTGCCACCATCAATTAATGATTACGGTAACGGCGGATTTGGCGACGGAGTTAAATACAAAGTTGCTGGAAGATTTGGCTGGAATAAAGTCCCAGATGAAGTAGAGCTAGCATGCATAGAATTAATGAAAGACTTTTTCTCTAATGATAAAGAATGGAGAAATAAATATATAAAATCAATTCAGACATTTGATTGGAAATTTGACTATAATGGTACTGCTTTTACTGGTACTGGCAACTCATATGCAGATCAACTATTGTCTGAATATATCATAACCAAATCGGTAATAATTTAATGAACGATTTAATTGGATCATTGCTATCAATGAAAGTAGACGTCTATAGACAAATAGACAAACAAGACCCAAACACTGGAGCAATTAAAAAAGAATGGATTTTTTTTAAAACAGTCAATTGCCATGCAAAGGGGGTTATCAGCAATTCAGCAACAGCCAGGGGCAGCGATAGTCAAACCTTTAGCAATAAATATAAGAACGAACAAATTGTCCAGATTAGAACATGGGATAGACTTACAACGAGAGAAAAAATTACCAACATCCGTGATTCAGAAAACAACGTTATTTGGAAAGAATTAAATTTCCCTTCAGACAGCCCAACAGTTTTTGAAGTAATTGGAACAACACCAATAACAGACCCATTTGGCAAAACAATGGGATTTAATTCATCTGTAATGAGATCGGAGAATCAGCAAATTGGACTCTAGTGCAATGTTAGTTCAAGCAGCGAGTGGCCTAGAAAGACTTGTAGTAGGCAACCGTGATAAAGCCGTATTTAAAGATAGTACAGTTGCACAAATATCCGCATATGTTTATTACGAAGCAAGTGTAATAGCTAAGCTGACAAAAAATAAAGCTTTCCAGCAAAGATTTACAAAGACAATATTTGATCAAATTCAAAAGGATTTCCCAGCATATATAGATGCACAGGCTAGAACAAAACCAAAATCTTTACACCACGTTTACGAGTGGAAAAAAACTGGACAGGCAACATCAAGACTTTTTAAATTAAATAAAGTATCACAAGATGGACTTTCATTTGCATTTGATTATGAATTTCTTCCTTCTAAAAATGCCGTGCCAACAAAGCTAAGAGGGCGCAAACACGTATTTGCAAATAAAGCTTCCGTGATGGAACGTGGAGAGGCCATACAAATAGCTCCTAGGTCAGCAGAGCGCTTAGTATTCGAGATAGATGGAATGACCGTGTTCATGCCAAAAGGGGCTTCAGTGACCGTTAAACGCCCAGGAGGGGTATCTGTAAAGAACTCCTTTGACTTACTTTATTCTAGATATTTTAGCGGTCAATTAATTAACGAAACAATTAAAAAATCGGGATTTCAAAAGCTATTTAATACATCAATGTCAAAAGCACTATCTGTGCCCAATAATATTAAAAGAGTTCAATATTCTTTTTCTAGCAATGCAATACGGTCTCAGGCAGATACCGCATTAACGCAAGCATTTGGAGGAGCACTATGACAACCGATTATAAATTAGATGCAACACTAGAAATTAGAAAGTATCTCTGGGATCAAATATTGACCATAGGCATACTTGAGGAAAATGATTATTATTCCGACAATGTAGGTGAGGCAATTGTCCCTATCATTCCAGTTCAGCAGTCTCCAGAACTTAATCAATTTTTAAGCGGCAAAAGCCATATTGTATATGATAAGATCGGAATGTCATACGAGGACAACTGGGCCATTTGCTGTGAGCAAGTTTTGTTTACTATCTACTCTACAGATGTTTCTGAGATCAATCAAATCAGAAATTTCATGACAGACCTATTTAGAAGAATGGACGGGTCAGCAAAAGACCTAAATTTATGGTCTGGGGTTTCAGACAAGTTTAAGTTCTACAGCATATTTATATCTGAAATATCTCCAACTGCACCTTCAGAAGAACTTCAAGGCTTTCTGTCAGCCGACGTAGTCCTTGAGATTAAATACTCACGTATATCTGATACCAATGGGCGGTTTATTTAGGGTTTGCCTTTGGGGGCATTATACACTAAAATTAGGTAAGAGGAACGGCCTAGCCAGCCAAAGTTTTATATTTACAATTTAATATTATTTTAAAAAACAGGAGGTACAACAATGGCATTTAATAATGCAAAGAACATTCTTGTTGGTGCATCACCACTATATGTATCAGTAAAGGATTCAACAGACACGTCATATGTAGAAAATATGTTAGACGTCGCTGGAATCACAGGAATTGCACTTGCTCCAAGAGTAGCAGCAACAACTACACTTGAGGCAGCATCAACAAAAGTACGTAACGTAGGTTACACAAATAACGGTCTTCACATTACTTACAATCCAACATACGATTCAGTAACAGTAGATCAGCTTCTTGATACAGCAAAGCTATTTAAGTCTGCAATGGAAGTTATGATTGCAACAGAATTAGCAGAAGGAACACTCGCAAACGTTCTAACTGTATTTGGACAAGGTGGAAATACCCTTACAAAAGATGGAGCCACATCAACAGATCAGTACCCAACAAAGGGTGCAACATCTGCTGACGATAAGCCACTAACACTAGGTCTAGAGGCAGGAGCTCTTGGTATTCAACCAACAGAGCGCCAGCTATTTGCAGTAGGTCAAGCACCTACAATTGCAAAGGGAACATCAACTGAGGTTAATGCAACAACAGAGCGTGTATATTATGCACGTCGTGTTTTGTCAGTACAACAGTCACAATTCTCACTTGCTCGTAATACACCAACTACTTTCCCAGTAACATTCCGTCTGCTTCCAGACGCAGGTTATGCAGGTTCAGAGTACGGTAAGATTATTGACCGAGTTCTAGCGTAATTAATTTATTAATTAACAGAGCCCCCCAGAAATGGGGGGCTTTCTGTTTGTGGTGATAATGCCTATATGTTATAATAATTGAGACTAGATCCTAGGAGGATTAAATTGGCAACTACAGTATATAGCGTAGAAGAAATTACTCTACAAAATGGCGCAACAGTAAAGTTGAAGCCTTTATCAATTAAAGAGCTACGCAAGTTTATGATTGCAGTTCAGAGAACCGCAGACGTTACAACAGAAGATGAAACATTAGATATTCTAATCGATGCATGTGCAGTCGCACTAGAAAAGCAGCTACCCGATTTGGTAGCAGACAGAGATTTACTAGAGGATGCTCTAGACGTTCCAACTATCAACCGAATTCTTGAAGTTTGCGGTGGTATTAAGTTGGACGACCCAAACCAACTAGCGGCAATGGTTCTGGCTGGTCAGAACTAGATTTAGCCGCTTTAGAGGGTGAAGTTTTTCTTTTAGGTCACTGGAAGAACTACGAAGAACTAGAAGAAAATCTTTCAATGCCAGAGTTAATTCAAACATTGAAATCAGCACAAAAGAAAGACACAGACAACAAAAGATTTTTAGCAGCGATGCAAGGAGTTGATTTGGATGTGGACGAAGATAAAAAAGAAGGTCCTACCTTTGAAGATGTCAGAAGAAGAGCTTTGGGAATAGAAGCAGACGAATCGGACATTGTTTCATTACAAGGCCCACTTGCCGCAGAAGCGGGATTTGGACTTGGAGCAGGGCTAGGATATTCTAAGGAGTAA